CTCAGTGATTCCTCAATTCGTGCTCGCTTTCGCATCGAGCTAAACAGCTCAGGTTCCCTTGGGTCTGGATCACGCCGAACGGGGAATAGAGGCATGTTGCTGTCCCATGCCTCCCGCTGAACCTCAGCCATCCACGGGTCAACCAGCATCATCTGACGTTCAAGACCATTGACCAGCTGGATCTGCAAGCCAACAGAACCTGCATCGATATGACTTAGATCCATTGGCTTCCGGCTGGACACCAACGGCTTGTTCCCGCGTTTCACATCAGTCCACGGTTCCAGTGGAATCAGCGACGGCAGGTGACGAATCGGCAGCGCCCGTGGGGGCTCATTCCGAATCAGCTCCCTGACGTCCTCTGTCGGCTGAATCAATAACTTCCTGCCGCTAGTCCGTTCATCAATTAGTTGTGTGCTGGAGATCAAGATGTCCAGGCAAAGGCAACCCAACTCAGTCTTTTCTTCATTCGTCCATTTCGACGGTGCCACCCGCAGCTTTTTCATTACTTCATTGCTTACCGCCTTACGCCCATACTTTTTGCGGACCAGACTTAACAGCACAGTGCCCTTCTCTTCATGCAGGACGGTGCCGTTTAACTCGTCCTGCAATGCTTTACCGATCATCTTGCCCAGCTTCTTCTTCTCGCTTGTCGTGGAGATGCGATCAATCACACAAGTGAGGACTACTACTGCAATTGGCCGTGGTCCCTGGCTCGCAAAATGCAGCAAAAACTCCCATGCCTGGTGGTGCCGACCAGCGGTATAGGAGTCTTCTAGCTTTCTGAGCAAAAACTGGTTTATTCCTTGGCTATACAGCTCGCCATAGTTCTGGAACAACGCATGGCCATAGCTCGTTTTGCTTTCCCTGCCTAGAGATTTCAGAGAGGCGTGTTGGTTCTTCGCACGTTCTTCTGCCCTCCTAGCTTCCTTAAGTTGACGATGGCGTTGTTCCTGTTGGAGATCTTGCTCAGTCTGCATTTTGTCTGCATTCACCTGAAATCAGGCTTGAAAACGCATCCTGAGCAAAGCACCGGTGCAGAGTTCGCGAAACCTATCTGTGAGCTTGCTTAAACACCAGTGTTATTGCCTGTTCTGCACCTATGCATACCCAATCCCATGGCCGGCCACAGCAAATGCCTGCTGGAAAACCTTTGCACAACTGAGATCTAAAACAGGATGGTCTGCTTTTCTGCCGTTTTAGCAGACCCAAAATGCAGACCAGATCTGATGACAAAAATAAATTGCCCTGCTGAGCAAAGGATTTACAGAATCAAACCACTGGCTTCTCTAGCCATGGCTTGGCAGACATACTGGTTAAAGAACTCTGCACCAGTAACAAGTGCCTGATCTAAATGCCGAGCTGGAAGAACTTCACGCATCTGTTGTCCGTGCTGTTCGAGATCGCCTGGACAACGGAGAGCAGACCAATGACGACATCCGCACGGCTCTTCAGCTGCTCAAACAGAACGCCATCACAGCGCAACTCGATAAGGACACATCTGAGCAACTAAAGGCTCGGATGGCAAAGAAGCTCGACTTCTCAGCCCTACAGAACAAGGTTGTAAGGATCACAGACGCCGACAAGACACGCCACGCTTAGAGCCTCCATACGACCGTCCAATGGATTTCGTTGGTAGACCAAGAGCCAGTGCATCGATACTGGCTCCTGTCTCATCAGCAGCCATTTCGATCTGGTTCATGAACATCTCATATTCACGATTCGCTGCGACACGGTTTTGATCTTGAGCAGCAGCTTCAGTGAAGAATTGACAGGCCAAAGCCAAACTATCAATCCGGTCATCTGCTGCCAGGCTTCCGCGATCCATCGTGATGCGACTCATCTGGAATAGCAGTGAGCGTTCATAACCGCGATCGTTATTGCGTTCAGCGTCTTGATAATCCTTACGGATCACATCTGCGCTAATCACCAAACGATGCTGCTGAGTGAGCGGTGCCAGCTGATCACAGATACGGCGTTCCTTCTGCTGGTTGACCCTGATCTCTTCAATGCCACAAGGGTGAACCTTGTTCATCACCGGCTGCAACAAAGCAGTAAAGAGGCCATCTCCGAAATTCGACTCGACCACGATCTGCGTCACGTTCCAACGCTTGGCCCTCATCGACAGCATCTTCAATACTTCTTCGCTGTAACCCTGCGTAGTGCCGCCGGACTCCAATACAAAAAAGTTGCCGCTGTATTCAGCGAGGACAGTCCAAGCCATTTCATCGCGTCCCCTTCCCGAAGGATCGATGCTGAGAACACATCTCCACGTCTCCTTTGCTGACACCCAGCCCTGCACAACCATCGGACGGTGATAATGCCGATCAGCGCCAAGACCAATACAAACCAGATCTTGAATCACCTGCTCTGGTCCTGATGCCCAGCTCACAACTTCAGGCAATGCTTTACCATCGAGATCCATAACAATCAGATCACCAAGCCTGATTGGATAACGTTCAAGCGTACTTAATCGGCAATCTAATTGATACTGGAGTTGAACACTTGCGCGTGTCATTGACATCTCGCGCTTCAACAGTTCGTCATGACCAAACCGTTCAGGGTCAGTCGGGTCTCCTGCAATTGATGGGTCTTCTTCTACTTCTGCAGCAATAGCTGGATCCAAGCATCCTTCATATGAATCCCATGCATCTGATGTCGGGGAAGGATAACGTGCTGGCCACATCCTGGCCTTGTAATTCCGTTCCCTTCTCAGCCTTAAATACAAACTTGATTCAAGGTGTGGCGTGCCAAGAAAGATTGTCTTTCGTGGTAACTCCCCTTCTACTGACGGCTTTCTGATCGCCTCAATCTCTGTAATGGCAGCAGCTAATCGTTCCTGCTTCAATACGGTGATTGAGTTACTAAGTGTTTCGCAATCGTCGATTACGGCGGCTGTACATCTTTTTCCGGTCAAGGACGGACTTAATAATCCGACCGCCCTCACTGACGGACTTTGGTCCACAACTGATGGGCCAACGTCCCATGCGTTGACGGATCCACGACCATCAGGCAATGGCTGCAGTGATTCGAGGATGTCAACGTCCCGCACCAACCGCAACATGAACGTGGATATTTCAATGGCCTTATCTGCCGTTGCCCCCACCAGCAAAATCTTTTCACGGAATGGATCCTGCATCAAACGCCATAAGGCGTAGACAGAAGTAAGGAAACTTTTGCCGCATCCCCGATAGGCAGTAACAATCTGCCGATCAGGTCCGTGCTCTAAATAGTTAAGAATCCCTAGCTGTTGTTTGGTTGGTGTATCAGCTAGGGACAATTCCCTAAGGATATAAGTCGTGAAATGACTTAGCGGTTGTAATTCCTCAGGTAGTGGTTCCCAGTTCTGCATGTTTTTTCAAATAGAGCACCGCTTGCTTAAGCCTACTGATCAGATTTAGAAGTCCATCCCTGCACGGAATTGCTGGCACTCGGCAAGAAGTTCCGCCGCCTTGTCCGGCGCGATCACTCCCTTGTGCCTCATCGCCACCACAAAAAGGTCCCAGTCACGCGCGACGTAGATCTTTGGCGTCACTGCATTGCCGTTCTTGGCCATGCCGAAAAGGGGCAAGTTCATTCGCTTGCGACCTTCTTCGGCCTTGACTGACAAATGCGTCGTTGTCTGCGGCTCATCGTTATGGCGTTCCCGATAAAGCTTCGCCATTTCGCGACCCAGGGATGTGTCGTACTTATTGACGACGCTGCTGAGATCGCCCGTCAGGTAAGCCGCAGCCCACTCCACAAAAGTCAACGGTGCGTCCACATCCACTGCTCGGCCTAAAAAGCGAGGCAGCTTGTCCATCGGAGACAGGACATTGCTAGTGCCCGGCAACTGACCTGTAGTGGTCTGGACAAGAGCCGTGTGCAGGACCTTGAGATCCCGCTTCAACTCAATACGGTCTCGATCATCAGCCAGACCCCTGGCCTCCAAGGCGTCCCAAATAAAAACAAGCCCTTCAGCGGCAGATTTGACCTGGCCCGCGTGTGCAGGAAGCATTGGGATCCGAGTGTCCCGCACCTGGGACACTCGCGTTTCCGCGTACCACTGATAGATCTCGTGCTCAAGCTCGATGCAGAGGCGGCCGGCGAGCTTGAGGGAGACCACCTCGTCGCCCCAGGCTTCGCCCCGTTCTGACTCGCGGACGATTAGTGCCGAATTTTCGGCGTTGTCAATAGTCGAGCTTACTGCGAACACTTCTCGGCCAGTTACGGCGGAGCGGTGCTGGAGAAATCGCTGAGTGGCGTCGCTTTCAAACCAGTGAGCAAACCTGATTGGGTTGCCGCTGCCGGTTTCGCCAGCTCTGCACAGGTCAGTCAGGCAAACGCGGTTTGCACGCATACGGATGGACTGACCGTTCCAAGCGCGGACGACAAACTTGTCAGAGCCACCGCTGTTTGTAAGAGCAGACATAGTAAAATCAGGTTGTTCAGGTTGTGTCGTAAGAGCGAAAAGCTTGCTCTCGTAAGGGGGCCTGGTTGCAGCCAGGGCCCCCTCTTTAGCACCTTCACTGCACAGGTGACGAGCAGTTCGTTCCTTCCACCTAGACCACTAATCAGCAGCAACCACTTCCACTGAGGAAGTGGTTCCCATTGCGTCATCTGTTTTCACAACCTTGGACTTTGGTTTGGATTTTGGCTTGGCCTTTGGTTTGACAGGTGTTGGTGCCTTATAACCAGCTGCCACATAACCCGTGTAACCCTTTGCAGTGACACGGGCTTGGACTAAAGCCAGGGATGGATTGGTATGACCAATCAACCCTAACTTTGCTTTGACAGTGTTTTCTAAATACATCAGTCAGGAGAAGGTTGCACCAATATGACTTCAAACAATAATCCAGATCCAGTACCACCAACATCAGCTGAATCAACCGTTAGCTGATCACCTCTCTTATATGCCTGCCCAGGGTTCTGGACGACAACAAAAGCAATTGTTCCACCTAACCATTGAATATCAATCGTTGCAAATAACCCAGTTGCAGTTCCTGTATCACGTAGCTCAACACCGTTAAAGCTGTTGTCTGTGTAGCCGCTGCCTGGTGCCACCACCTTCAACTCAACAATGCCGCCTGTTGCATCCGAAACTCCCGGCACATACAAATCATCATTGCCAGTGGCAATCATTGCATCTACAACTTCATCCGTATTGACAACAGAACCAGTTAAGGTTCCAAGCTTCAATCTGGTGAAATTAGGAACGTAGGTTGAAGGTGCCATGTGCAGTAGTGCAATGGTTCCAAACTACTAGCATTCAAGACAAAAGCCCAGTCATCACAAGGACAACCGGGCTCTTGCACACACCACACTGGATGAAACCAATGTGTATCAAACAGGAACCACCCTGGATGACCTGGCCATCCTACTGGGCTCTCAAGCTTCCATAAATCGTTTTTTCAAGTAGCCACGAAATCGGTTCTCACCGCACTCAACCATCCATGGGTTCAAGGCGTAAAACGTGCCATCACCTTTTTCATCTTTGATTCGGCGCAACAGGTGAGCCTTGTTTAGTCGAGACAGCGATTTGGAAACGTGAGTGCCAGATCGCCCAACGGTCTTGCCAATGTCTTCTGCTGTCGCACGGATGTGGCCATTCAGGCGATTGGTGTTCGCCAGTAACGCCAGAAAGATCATGCCGTCCTCTGGTTTCAATTCCCGTCCCATGAACAGGTCACAGGCTTTTTCAATTTCTGCGATCTGGATCATTACGAATCCGCCTTTAGGGCGTGGCGTTCCTTCACTCGCAACAATAGTTCTTTCTTGAAGCCATTCCAGTCCAGCGAGTTTCACTTCAAAAAAGTCGGAGTGCTTCGACTTTGCCATAACTGCACAGGTGATGACAACAGGGCAAAACGAAAAGTTCCTTCTTGATCTCTTGTATCTCCAGAGGAGCCGGCTACGACCGAGCGATCGATGGAGACCCAACACCGGAGATAACAGTGGGGTGTCATCCAGCTATCGATGCAGGCCTGTCAACTCCGGTGGCAATGCGACCAAGCAGCCAACAGCCTGAACAGCCGAACAGCGGAAAGCTCTGCAAAACCCATTTGATGGGTGGGTTAGCCCTCCGGGCAACAGCCTGGGTGTCTAGAAAAAATCGTTTTTTGTTTTTGGGGTCGCACGTTGTGATGGGTTTCTCTCCCGGCGCACGAGCGTCTTCCCCCGCTAGGGGGTCTTCAAAGATCTGAGCCTTTCCTTTTTTTCAGAGGAGGGGTGGGGTTGTTCTTTTGGTGGAGGGGGTAGGGGGTTAGTCCTTTCTTTTCTGATCGGCAGGAATTCGGCAGAC